AGCTGACCTACTTCTCGTTCCCCATCGAGAAGACCGAGGAGACGGCCGACGGCGACCTCATCGTCTACGGCAAGGCCACCGACGGCACCGTCGACAGCGACCTGCAGATCGTCGACCAGGACTGGTCCGCGAAGGCGATCCACGAGTGGCTCGAGACCGGCGGCAACGTGCGGGTGCAGCACCAGGCTCGCCGGGACCCGGCCGGCAGGGGCCTCGAGGTGGAGGCGACCCCCGACGGGCACTGGGTCAAGTCCCTCGTCGTGGAGCCCGTGGCCAAGGAGCTCGTTCGCAAGGGCGTCCTGACCTGCTACTCGGTGGGCATCACGCACCCGGACATCGTGCCGGACCCCACCGGCAAGGCCATGAACGGCATCATCCGCGGCCGCCGCGACGGCCTCACCAAGATCAGTGAGATCAGCCTCGTCGACCGCGGCAGCAACTTCAACTCGAAGTTCCAGCTGGTGAAGGCCGCCGGCGCCGACGGCGACCCCGAGTTCGTGGGCAAGATGCTGAGCGATGGCACCGAGATCGTCGTGAAGCGCGGCGTCACCTACGAGGGTGAGCGCGTCACCCCCGCCGACGTCGCCAAGGTGCTCACCGGTCACGAGGGCGTCGTGAAGCGCGACGTGGACCCCAACGCGGGTGGCGGCACCGATCGCGACGCGATCCCCGCCGGTGACTTCGCGGGCACCGACCGCTCCTTCCCCATCGTCACCCCTCAGGACGTGCACGACGCCGCGACCTCGATCGGCCGCGCCGGCGACGACAACAAGTCGCCCGAGGACCTGAAGAGCAGCATCATTCGCATCGCCCGACGCAAGGGTGCCGCCTTCGTGGCCCGGCTCCCCGAGAGCTGGAAGAAGGAGCTCGGCATGAGCGACAGCGAGAAGGTGATCGACGTCGACACCGTCGAGGACGACGTCACCGAGGCGAAGACCGTGGACGAGCCGGACGCCACGAAGGACGAGGAGCCCGACGAGGCGAAGGCCGGCTCCACCGGTGGCGGCAGCGGCACGAGCGGCGGCAGCGCCGGCGCGGGTGAGGCCGGCGGCGGCACCGCGGGTGCTGGGACCGGTGGCGCCGGCAGCGCGAAGGCTGACGACGAGGACGAGAACGAGACGGAGAAGTGCGACGACGGTGAGAAGACCGTCGAGCCGACCGTCGAGAAGGTCGTCACCGTCGAGAAGAAGGACAAGGTCATGTGCCCCGGCTGCGGGGCGAACCTGCACGCCGAGCACAACTTCTGCCCCGAGTGCGGCGGCAAGCTCAAGGGCGCGCTCGCGGTCAAGAAGAACCACGACTTCACGTGCCTCGGCTGCGGCTATCAGCTCGACAAGGGTGAGAAGTTCTGCCCGTCCTGCGGCAAGGCCCACCCCGGCTACCTGCCGGAGGCGGACAGCAAGGTCAAGGCCGCCGGCGGTGAGAACGGCGACGGTGGGGATGACGACGAGGCCACCGGCGGCAAGATCCGGGCGAGCCACAAGGGCAAGAAGGTGAAGGCCGAGAAGAAGGCGACGCCCACCGACGGCGTCGAGGAGACCGAGGACGCCGACCCGGTGCCGGCGCACCGCGAGCCGGACGGCCCCGCGATCGAGGCCCTCGAGCACGACGCGAAGCTGCCCACCGTTCCCGACTCGAGCGTGAAGACCGCGGACCTCATCTTCCCCGGCGACCACGAGGGCTCGGCGTCGATGCGGCTGAAGATGCTCAACGTTCCCGCGGACTACGGCGTGCTGCACGACCTGACCTGCCCGTGCTTCCACCCGGACGACGTCGCGAAGAGCTACCCCAGCTACGACCTGTCCAGCCTCGACCCGAACCACTGGCAGCGCAAGGCCTTCGAGATGGCCGCGTCCGCGCCGCTCGACCAGGCCCGCAAGGCGAACGACCTGTGGCAGCACGTGGTCACCCTCAAGGGAACCGACCCGCGCTACCTGCTCGAGGCGAAGTCGGAGCTGTACAAGGAGTTCCGCGACGCGAACCCCGGTCCCGGCACCTTCCCCGCCCCGGGCTCGATGAACGGCCGCTCCTACAACCGTCCGCTCGTCACGGCCGGTCACGAGGCCGCGTCGCCGGGCCACGGCGGCCCCAACACCGCGCCCAACCCGTTCGGGTCGATCTCCGCGGCGCAGTTCAACCACGGCTACCTCACCGCGGGTCGCGCCTCCGAGGCACCCGCGAGCGGCAGCGACCCGATGCGACCGGTGAGCCCGCCGTCGGTGACCGGCGTCCCCACCCGCACCTACTACACCAACGCGATGAAGGACAACGCGCGGCAGGCCATGCTGGCCATGCACGACCACATCGCACAGACCTTCCCCGACCTCTGCCCGACCGCGCCCAGCGGCAGCCCCTACGGCGGCTCGCTGCCGGGCTCTCGTCCGGTGCCGGTGGGGGTCGGCGGCCCAGCACCGCACGGTGCCGGTGCGGCCAAGGCCGTCAAGCCCAAGAAGGTGAGGGTCGAGGCCGCGGCGACCGAGGTCGTTGAGGCCGAGAAGACCGTCACGACCGAGGTCACCAAGGCCGTCACCCTCGACCTCGTGACCGTCCAGGAGATGATCACGAAGGCCGTCGCCGACGTCAACGCGGCCCGAGACGCCGAGGTCGCCGACCTTCGGAAGGACCTCAAGAAGACCCGCAAGAAGCTGGAGGCGCTCGCCGAGCAGCCGGACCCGGTGGGTCCCTACCGCGGCGTCGCGTTCGACCAGATCAACAAGGCGGTGGCACCGGAGGTGCTGCCGTCCGTGAGCCGCGCGGAGCGCGCTCAGGAGTCCGTGTTCCAGGCACTGCACCACCAGTGGCGGAACGACCCCGATCCGATGCAGCGGGAAGTTGCGTGGCGGGAGCTGAAGAAGATGACCGGTTTCAAGTAGATCACAACCGCTAACCGCTGCTTTCCGGAAGGGAACCACCGTGGCTGCACTCCTCGAGGGCGCCGACACTCAGACGCCCACGGACATGAACGAGCTCAAGGCGGGCCTGCAGGACACCGTCTCGCGCTGCAACACCACCGGCGACGCGATCAAGGCGCAGCTGCCGAACCTGGTGAAGGGCGCCGGCCTCGCGACCATCGGCTCCAACAAGCCGCTGGAGGACCAGGCCGACATCACCTACCGCGCGCACCAGGCCGCCCTGGACCTGCGCACCGCGACGATGCAGGGCTACCAGAACCGTAGCTCGGTCGTGAAGTCCATGAACCAGGGCTTCCTCAACCAGTTCGGCAACCTGAAGACGGCGCTGACCGCGCCGTCCATCGGGGAGCAGATCGGCCAGCTGCTGCAGGGCATCCCCGGCGCGGACAAGAGCTTCACCGCCGGCAACCTCGGCATCGGCAGCATCTACGGCCTCGTGCCGTTCGACCTGCTCGCGCCGTCCCGACTGATCTACCCCGTCTACACCCTGTACCGCAACAAGTTCCCCCGTCCCGCGGGTCAGGGTCTCAGCCGCATCGAGCGCGTCTTCACCGGCATCAGCGGCTCCCAGACCGGCGGGCAGGGCGTCCTCGACATCTCGATCGACGAGCTGGTCACGTCCGGGGGCTCGTTCAGCTCCTGGCCGCTGAACCTGCCGCCGTCGGGTAGCCAGACCGAGGTCACCCTCAACGTGCCCTACCGGTTCTTCGGCATCACCGAGCAGCTGTCCTGGCTGGCCCAGTTCAGCGGCCAGGGATTCGAGGACGTCTCGGCCCTCGCGAACCTCATCCTCCTTCAGGAGATGATGCTCGGCGAGGAGTACCAGATGATCGCGGGTACCTCGATCAACCTGGCCGCGCCGGCCGCGCCGACCATCACGCTCCGGACCGCGGGCAGCAACGAGACCGCGTTCACCACCGGCACCCTGACCGTCGAGATCACCGCCGGCAACTACTGGGGTGAGACCGCCCCGTCCGTGGCGAGCAACAGCGTCACCGTCGGCGCCGGCCAGGTCGTGGACGTGACCATCCCCACGGTCGCGGGCGCGCTGTTCACGAACATCTACACCAACAACGCGAGCGCCGGCTACTTCCTGCAGCAGGCTCAGGTCGGCGGCACCCGCTTCACCCTGCAGGGCACCGCCGCGACCACGGTCGCCGTCCCGGCCGCCGACACCGGCACCGGCAAGGGCACCCGCATGGAGGGCGTCATCCCGACGCTCGCCGGCGTGTCGGCCAACGCCGGCATCTACCCGTCCGGCTGGCAGGGCGGCTACGTCAACAACGCGGTCGGCTCGACGCTGAACTACAACGTCATCAACACGACCCTGAAGGCGCTGTGGGACAGCTCGTCCAACAACCCCGGCGCGTTCAAGGCCGACCCGGCCGAGCTGCTCAGCTCGGCGACCGACATCGCGAACCTGTCCGACGACGTCATCGCGCAGGGCTCCGCCACCAACTACCGTCTGTTCATCCAGCAGTCGGAGACCGGTGGCATCCAGACCGGTGCCGCGGTCGACGAGTTCCGCAACCCGTTCACCCGCTCGATCATGAAGATGGTCGTTCACCCCTGGTACAAGCAGGGCAACGCCGACCTCATGACCTACCAGCTCCCGCAGACGTGGACGAACGTCGCGAACGCCTGGGAGATGACCACGGTCCAGGACTACGTGTCCATCGCGTGGCCGGTCATCGACGCCACCTTCCGCTACAGCATCTTCCTGTACGGGGCGATGGTGGCTCACGCGCCGCAGTACTCCGCGCACCTGGCCGGCCTGCAGAAGACCAGCACCACTCCCTACACGTGATCGGTCGCGCGACGGCTCTCACGAGCCGTCGCGCCTTCCTCGACCTTCGTCCTCGAAAGGAACGAAAGTGGCAATCTTCGAGGGGGACTACCCCCAGCTTCAGAACACCACGGTCAGCGTGTCGGGTGCCACCCAGGTCTTCGCCGTCACCGGCGGCAACGTCAGCCACGGCGGCAAGAGCTACACCTGGAACTTCCAGACGTCCACGCCGGCCCAGCAGGCCTACACCGTGATCAACACGGGGCCGAACACCGCCTACCTGGGTGCCTCCGGCATCACCGCCACGGCCGCGGGCATTCAGCTCAACCCGGGCGAGCAGCTGACCGTTCAGGGCCTCGTCAACAACCTGTACGCCGCGGTCGCCAACGGGCAGTCCGCGACCATCCTCGCCGCGCTGGCGTCCAACCCGTCGGTGGTGTGACGTGGCCAGCCGTTCCATCTACACGCCCGTGGGAGCGGCGCCGGTCCAGGTCTACACTCCCGCGAGCGTCGGCAGGCCACACGTCGTGGTCTTCAACGCCGGGCCGTCGACGGTGTACGTCGGCGGTGCCGGCGTCACCGCCTCGAGCGGCCTCGCGCTGCCGCCGCAGACGGAGCTCAGCTTCGCGAACGGCGTCAACGCGATCTACGCGGCCGCGGGCGGCGTCACCGTCAGCGGCACGGCGACGACCAACCTGACCGCGGCGGCGACCGGCGGCCTGACCAGCAACATCAGCGTCGGCACGACGGCGAACTTCGCGGCCGGCAACCTCGTGCAGGTCGGCACCGGTGGCACCAGCGAGGTCGGCACCATCGCGTCGATCCCGGACAGCACTCACCTCACGCTGGCCACGGCGGTGGTCTACGACCACCGTGCCGGGGCCGCCGTGGCGGTGGTGACCGGGGCCTCGACGGGAACCGTGAAGACGGTCGCGGGAACGTCGTAGCCGTGGCCGTCATCACGAACGTCGCGACCCCCGTGAGCGGAAGTGGGGTTCTCCTGGTGTCCGCACCGGGGGACGTGTACGACCTGGTCATCAGCAACAACGCCGGCGCCGTCGTGTTCCTCGGCACGAGCAGCCGGGTGTCGTCGAGCAACGGTTGCCCCATCCCCAACGGTCAGTCCATCAAGCTGACCGGTCAGGGAGCCGGATCGACGACGGACCTGTACGTCACGGTGGCCAGCGGTGCCGCGTCGGGCACCGTTGGCTACGTTCTCACGACACCTCGATAACAGCCCGGCGGCATCTCGTCTCCGCCATCTTGGTACGCGATATAGTGAGGCCGACGGGAGAGCCGTCGCTTCAATCCCGAGCTGGGAGCGTCGCGTGACAGGTCCGGAGACGAGTGCCGCCGGCGCCGTGGTCAACCTCATCTGCGTCAAGGTCGCGTGGCGAGGCCGCACGATCCCCAGCGTCGAGCACCCGTTTCACGTCATCGAGGTCAACCCGGAGCCGGCGCACCCCAAGGGGCGCAAGGGCCTCGTGCTCGCCTCCGCGTGGCGACAGATGGCGACCCCCGCGGACGTCGGCATGCTGCTGCTCGACTCGGATGTCGCGATCGAGCCCACCGACCTGGGAGCGATGATCTCTCACGTGGGTCGAGACACCACCTCGGTGTGGACCGCCCCCGCGAAGCTGTGGCCGCGCTCGACCCACCTGCCGAGCTGGGTTTGGGGCCACCGCAAGGAGCCGTCACCGGGAGCCACCGGGCAGGACACGATCAGGCTCTGGCAGACCGACGTCGACGACCCCGACTGGTTCACCTTCTGCTTCACCTACCTACCGCGGCGACTCGTGGATGCGGCGGTGATCGAGGGCCTCAAGGAGTGGCACTACCCCTACGTGGACCTGAACATGCACCGTCTCGCCAAGCGCCTCGGGATCCCGGTGAGGGTGGTTCGCGGTGACTGCCACCCGAAGCACATCAACTTTTAGCGAATCGAGGGCGACGATGGCTCAGGTGACCGCGAAGGTCAAGTGTAACAGCAAGAAGATCTGGGGCAGCGAGGGCGCCGCGTTCGAGTTCGGTGTCGACTACGCCGACGGCCGCAACAAGGCGTGGGCCGCCGCGACCCCCACGCTGTCGGTCAACATCTCCGTCAAGGACGCCAACCTGTTCGAGGTCGGCAAGGCGTACACCCTGACCTTCACCGTCGATGATGAGGTCGACGAGTGAGCGTCCGCGTCAACCTCCCGCCGGGCTGCGACGGCCTCAACATGGAGGACGGCACCCGGTACACGCGCAACAGTCGCGGCAGCGTCGAGGTCTCGGACCGCCACGCGACCGCGGTTCAGAAGCAGGTCGGCGGCGAGGGCGGCCTCGCGTTCGCCGGCGGCTTCCGCGGCTTCCTCGGAACCAAGCGCGGTCGCTGGTGCGTCGCGTGCGCTCGACTGTGGAACGTGTGGAGCCACGAGTGCCCCAGGTGCGGTGAAGCCACCGTCACGGAGGATGACGAGTGAGCGTCAAGGTCTACGCACCGTGGTCCCGCGAGGTGATCGACGCCCTCGACGCCTTTCAGCGGCGCGGCCACTTTCACCCGTTCACGTGCGGGATTGACTCGGACCATGGCCCCCTGATTCCCGTTCTCAACGGGTGGGTCTGCCGTGAGAGTGACTGTCGGTACACCCAGAACTGGGCCCACGCGTTCATGGTCAGCCGGTACCCCGACCAGGATGGTGATTGTGGTGAGATCACCGTCACGGCGGATGGCTCGTGGTGGCAGTGGATCAGGCACAGCTGGGAGACGCGCGGCCGTTGGGTGCCCCGTGAGCCGGTGAGAACGGTCAGCGAGCCGTGACCCGCGTCTTCGGCTGGCTCTGCGACCACAGCGGCTGCGGCTACTACCGGGTCAAGCAGCCGTTCAACGCACTCAAGGCCCGCGGCTACGACGTCTTCTACGATGGCAGCATGCCCGCGGACGTCGCGCTCGGCAACGTCGACGTCGTGATCGCGCAGCGCGTGGTCCTCGAGGGACCCACGGAGTGGATCCAGAAGACGGCCCGCAAGGGCAGTGTCAAGGTCGTTCTCGAGTTCGACGACGACCTATGGAACATCGAGGGCTCGAACGCGATCGCGCACAATTTCTTCAAGCCTGAGATGCAGGAACGAGCCAAGCGGAACCTCGCGGTCGCCGACGTCGTGACGACGACGACGGATCACCTCGCGAACCGGCTCAGCGAGTACACCACCGCGCCCATCGAGGTGATCCCGAACCACGTCTCGAGCTGGCTCATCGACCACGAGCGGGAGCACGTCAGCGACCGCGTGACGGTCGGCTACGCGGGCAGCGCCACGCACGTCGGTGACTGGACCGAGCTCAGCAGCGAGCTGCGGCGGTTTCTCACTCGCGTGCCCCAGGCGGAGCTGCACATCATGGGTCACAACCTCGTCGAGAAGTGGCCCAAGAACCTGTGGCGCCACTCGGAGTGGCACGGCGAGATCGACGACTACCTGCGGTCGATCGACTTCGACCTCGGCCTCGCTCCCCTACGGCCGTCGTTGTTCAACAAGTCAAAGTCGGCACTGAAGGCGATGGAGTACGGCGCGCTCGGCATCCCCATCATCGCGTCGAACTGCGGCCCCTACGCGGATTACGGTCGTCACGGCGAGACCGGCTTCCTGGTGGACCGACCGCACGAGTGGGCGATCTACCTGCGCGAGCTGCTCGGTGACGCGCGGCTCCGTGAGAAGATGAGCGCGCACGCCCGCAGCTACGTCGCTGCGAATAGCCTGATCGAGGACAACCTGTGGCGGTGGGAGAGGGTGCTGCTGACGTGAGCAAGCGGGCGCTGGTCACCGGTCACCAGGGCTTCATCGGCCGACACATGCTGAACCGACTGACCGCCCTCGGCTACTCGGTCACCGGCTTCGACGTCCGGGACGCCTACCGCGTCGACGCCCGTGACTTCTTCCGCTTCAACTCGCGGCACTACGACCTCGTCATCCACTGCGCTGCCGTGGTCGGCGGCCGCACGACGATCGAGGGCGCACCGCTGAGGGTCGCCGTCGACCTCGCGATCGACGCCGAGCTCTTCCAGTGGGCGCTGCGAACCCAACCCGGCGCGGTCGTCTACTTCTCGAGCTCCGCCGCCTACCCCACGAACCTGCAGGGCCTCTCACCACGGGCGTGGGAGAACGACCTCATGCGCGGCATGCCGTTGATCGAGAAGTGGATCAACCACGAGGATGACGCGTTCGGTAGGCCCGACCTCACCTACGGTTGGGCCAAGCTGACGGGTGAGGTGCTCGCTGAGCACGCACGAGCCGCCGGCCTGCGGGTCCACGTGTTTCGACCGTTCAGCGGCTACGGCACCGATCAGGACCTCGACTACCCCTTCCCGTCGTTCATTCACCGGGCCCTGCGTCGAGATGACCCGTTCGAGGTCTGGGGCAACGGGGAGCAGCTTCGCGACTTCATCCACGTCGACGACGTCGTCGGCGCGGTCCTCGCCGCGGTCGACCAGGGCTTCACCGACACCGTCAACCTGTGCACCGGCCGAGCGACGTCGTTCAACGAGCTCGCGCGCCTCGTCACCACGGCGGCCGGCTACAGCCCCCAGCTCAAGCACCTCGCCGAGGCGCCCGTGGGGGTCACCAGCCGCGTCGGCGACCCCACCGAGATGCTCAAGTTCTACGCTCCCAAGGTCACCCTCGAGGACGGCATCAGCCGTGCGTTAAGGTCACTGGTATGACCGATCTCACCGTTCTCGTGCCCACCCGAGGCCGCGTCGCGAACGCGATCCGCCTCGCGGAGGCGATGACCGCGCTCAACCGCGCCGACACGCAGCTCGTGCTCGGCGTCGACGCCGATGACGAGGACCTCGACGCCTACCGCAAGGCCGCGCCGGTCACCGTCGTCGAGCCCGCGGGACCCGGCATGGTGGGCGCGCTCAACCAGCTCGTCGCGCGACACGCCGCGGACAGCACCTGCCTCGCGTTCCTCGGCGACGACCACGTGCCGCGCACCGAGGGCTGGGACGCCCGGCTCGTCGACGCGATCGCGACCATGGGCGGCGGCGTCGCCTACGGCAACGACCTCGTGCACGGGATCAACCTGCCCACCGCGGTCGCGCTCGACGCCCGGCTGGTTCAGGCCCTCGGCTACATGGCCCCGCCCACGCTGAGGCACCTCTACGTCGACAACGTGTGGAAGGACTGGGGCTACGGCCTCGGTCGGCTCGCGTACCTCAACGACGTCGTCATCGAGCACCTGCACCCCATCGTGGGCAAGGCCGAGAACGACGAGCGCTACCAGGCCGTGAACACGGGAACCATGTTCAACCGCGACCAGGCGGCCTACCAGACGTACTGCGTGACCCAGCTCAACGACGACCTCGCGACGATGAGGAACGCCCTGTGACCCGCGTTCGGTTGCGTCCCAAGCACTCCGACGCCGAGCTCGCCCGGATCTACGCGACGCCGCACAACCACACGCGCTGGGCCGATCACCTCGTTCGCGTGCGGGTCACCGCCGAGCTCGCGCAGTGGGTCATCGACCAGCACGGCTGCACGTCCGCCGCCGACCTGTCCTGCGGCGACGGTGCGATCCTCGAGTCGCTTCGGGGCGTGACCAAGAGCTTCGGTGACTACGCGCCCGGCTACCTTCACGTGGGGCCGATCGAGGAGACCCTCGAGGAGCTCGGCGGGGTCGACCTCTTCATCTGCTCCGAGACGATCGAACACCTCGACGACCCCGACGCGGTCCTTCGTCGGATCCACGGCCGCGCCCACCACCTCATCGTGTCGACCCCCATCGATGAGGCAGACGACGGCAACCCCGAGCACTACTGGGGGTGGGGCGTCGACGACGTCAAGGCGATGCTTCGCGGCGCCGGCTGGGAGCCTCACTCAACCATCGAGCTCAAGCTGCGACCACACTTCACCTACGACTACCAGATTCACGCCTGCTGGCGGTCCCGGTGACCGAGTGGCAGCTGTTCGAGCCTGGAACGCTTCCCGAGTGGACCACGCCCGGCTGGTACGAGGATCGAGAGAGCGCCCCGCACGTGGACCAGGCGGAGCACCGGGGACGGCTGGATCTCGCCTGCGACCTCGCGACGCACGCCATCCTGCGCCTCGGTGCCTCAACCGTCGTGGACCTGGGTTGTGGCGACGGTGGACTGCTGAAGCTGATCTCGGACCGCCTGGCTGAGGAGGCCGCGAGGGGCGAGATCGTTCTCCCCTGGACGGCGTGGGGCTACGACCTCGCGCCGGCCAACGTGGAAGCCGCACGATCGAAGCGTGGCCTCACCAACGTCTCCTACCTGGACGTGGTCATCGATCCTCGGTCGGTGACGTGGGGTGACCTCGCGATCGCGACGGAGATGCTGGAGCACCTGCTCGACCCGCACGAGTTCGTTCGACGGGTCGCGCGTCGCTCTCGCTACCTGGTCGCGTCGAGCCCCCACGTTGAGACCGACCGGTCACACTACGGGTACCACACCTGGGCGTGGGATCAGGACGGCTATCGGTCGCTGCTGGAGCAGGCTGGCTACGTGATCCTTCGACACGAGACGTGGTCGATGTTCCAGGTGGTTCTCGCGGTGAGGGGAGACGCGACGTGATGGCGGTAGGCAAGGGTGACATCACGGTCTGCGTCCCCACGATCCCACCGCGGCGAGACCACCTTCTCCGGGCCCTGCAGTCGGTCAGCACTCAGACTCTTCCCGCGTGGAACGTGTCGATCGCGCAGGACGTCAACCACGCCGGGGCCGGCGTCACCCGGCAGCGAGCGCTCGACGCGGTCCGCACCGAGTGGGTCGCGTTCCTCGACGACGACGACGCGTTCATGCCCAACCACCTCGAGATCCTGTACTGCGCCGCGCTCGAGACGAACGCCGACTACGTCTACAGCTACTACATGGTGCGCGATGGCGCTAACAACGACCGGCCGGAGATCGACCCGCTCGGCCACCTCGGTCGCCCATTCGATCCCGCCGATCCGCACCAGACGACGGTCACCACCCTCGTTCGCACCGAGCTCGCGCAGGCCGCCCGGTTCACCCCGCCCGAGGCCGACGAGGTTGACGGGCAGGTCTACGGTGAGGACTTCCAGTTCACCGTGAACTGCTGCCAGCTGGGTGCGCAGGTGCACCACGTGCCCCGTCGGACGTGGTACTGGTACCACCACGGTGTGGGCGCGCCTGGCGTTCAAGGAAACACGTCCGGTCGCGGTGACCGGTGGTGACCGATCATGAGTGCCGTGAGATCCCGTGCCCCGACATCTGCGATGACGAGTTCGAGCACTCACACTGGCGTTGCGACGACTGCTCAGGTCACCTATGCTACCCAGGGTTCGGCCCCTGGTTCGATCTAACTCAGCCGGCACGAATCATCTATCCTCATCACCAACGGGAGGAAGCATGACCCTGCACGCACGCAGCGACCTCATGGGGGTCGCCGTGTCGAGGGACCACGGGGGGTGTGGAGCCACGCACTCGCGTCCGGTGACCCACGGCTCACCGGTCAAGGTGTGGGTGCTGGACTGCCACGCCTGCGAGAACCACCTGCGCGGCGACCCGAACTGGGCGGTGGACCCGGAGGAGATCCCGGAGACCCCCGACGAGGTGCGCCTGCGCGAGAACCAGGAGAAGCGCGGCGAGAAGAACATCGCCTCGAGCCTGCAGGCCTCCATCGCCAGCCTCGCGTCCTCCCAGGAGGGCATGCAGAAGCTGATGGCGATCATGACCACGGCGTTCGCCGGCCTGAACCCGGAGGTCACGAAGGCCCTCACGGCCCTGACCGTTGAGCCGGTGATGCACGGAACGAGGGACAACCCCACCGGCATCGCATCGCCCACCCGAACGCGGGTCGACGCCCTCGAGGTCGAGCGCGCCGAGCTCGTCGACGACCTGCTCGAGGACGACGCGACACCGACCGACCCCAACGACGGTGGCGAGCAGGCTCAGGACCTCAGCAAGCTCACCGTCAAGGACCTGAGGCAGGTCGCGCGGAACCGCGGCCTGGCCGACACCGGCGTTCGCGCCGTGCTCCTCGAGCGGCTGACTCAGGCTGGATAGAGGGTGTCGAGGCGGGGCGTCTGCGGCCGGTGTGGCACCATCCGACGAGGCAGACGCGCCGCCTCCACCCAACCGTTCACTCAGTGCGTGAGCTGCCAGACCCCGCTCTGCGTCAAGCACGCGATCTGGACCACCGACCGCGACGGCTACCTGTGCCGTAAGTGCAAGCCCAAGAGGACGGTGATCACGTGACGCTGCCCGTTGGACCCCTCACCCCCTACGTCACGCCCGAGCTGCTCACGTCCGCGCCCACCGGCATCTCGTGGTCCACGATCCCACCAGGCCGTGGCACCACGCCGGCGCAGCAGCTCGCGGAGCAGGCCAACATCTGCGCCCGCGCGACCGCGCAGGCCGACACGTACTGCAATCAGGTTCTCCGCGCGACCCTCGACACGGAGATCCAGCAGGGGCCTGACTTCCGCATCACGATCCAGAACGGCACCGGCAACGGCCGCTTCATCCTGCAGCGCTGGCCGGTCCTGCAGATCGTCAGCCTCGCGGTCTCCCCCAACACCTTCCCCCGCAGCTACGTCACCGTGCCAGCCACGGCGTACGACATCGAGCACCCCGTCATCGGCGTCTACGGCTCCAACGCGCCGTCCGCCGCGGGCGAGGGCGGTCAGTCCATCGTCTTCTCCGGCGCGTACATCAACTGGGCGCTCGGCCGCAACGGCTACGTCGTCAAGTGCCAGTACGTCAACGGCTGGCCGCACACGTCCCTGACGCAGCCCACCTCCGCCGGCGCGATGGTCCTCAACGTCGACGACTGCACGGGCTGGGCGATCACGTCGGAGGCGCTCGGCGTCACCGGTGCGACCGGCACCGTGTTCGACTCCGGCAACCAGGAGGTCGTGCACGTCACCGGCGCCTCCGCGACCGCGGGACCCGGCACCCTCACCCTCGCCGCGCCGCTGCAGTACGGACACGGCAGTGGGGTCATGGTGTCGACGCTGCCGCAGTCCGCGATCTGGGCGGTCATCCTGTTCGGCAGCTCCATGGCCCTGACCCGCGGCGCAACCTCCACCACGGTGCAGTCCATCCCTGGTGGCGGCAGCGGTGGCTCCGGCGTGAAGAGCCCCGCCGACCTCGCGGGTGAGGCCGAGCTGCTCCTGAACCCCTTCCGGCGAACGGTCTAGTGGCGTACCTCCGGATCCACCGGCCCTCGTTCGCCAGGCAGACCACGCTGCGTCGCCGTCACCTCTTCAAGCGCCGGCTGCGCGGTCACCAGCTCGCCCGCGGCCGGGGAGTCGCGTCCCGACGAGCGTCGTCGCACCGGGGTCAGCGGGTCCACCGCGTCGCCGGTCGACCGCACCCCCACCGGGAGCGTCGCGACACCCGTCACGCGTTCGCTCACCGAGACGTGCGTCAGCACTACTCTCGTCGCAAGCACACGCAGCGGCAGCGACGACGCGCCGCGCACGTGGACCGCAAGGCGGCTCACTACACCAAGCGCCGCATCGTGAAGCACGGCTTCCACCACGTCAAGCACTCCCACGTCGTTCACCACGCGCACCGCAAGCACGCGGGCTACCACGGCCGCCGTCACCGACGGCGCCGGTGAGGCTGAGGGGAGCGTTCGGTGCCGATCAACACCACCCAGGTCTACGTCAACGACCTGATCAACGGCCTGGTGTGGCCGATCACGAACCTGCCGCCGCTGCAGAGCCAGATCACGCCGCCCGACCCCAACGTTGACGCGAACATCCCTCAGGCGTACGTGTGGCCGTCCCGCGGTCGGGAGGACCGCAACCCAGCTCGCGGCGGCACCGTTCCCCGCGCGACGTCCGCGACCTCTCCCTCCGGGCTCAAGACCCAGCAGCACCGCCTCGACGTCTACCTCGTGTGGTTCGGTCAGGACGACGACCCCGAGGCCGACACCCTCTTTCCCGGCATGGTCGACTGGGTGATGGAGAAGCTTCGGCTCGCCCCCGACACCACGCCGGCTTTGCTCGACCCGTGGACGAACCGGGAGAGCTACCTGATCGACATCGGCGAGGACATGAGCTACCAAATCACCGTGCGCGCCCTCACCGACCAGCGCTACAACCGATACGACGCCCTGATCACGTGCGTCATCAACGAGGTCTTCGCGGCCTGATGAGGAGCTGTGTGATCTCAGCCAGCGAGCGCGCGGCGCTCTTCACCCCCACCGGAGGAGCTCGATGAGCAACGTTCCCCCCTTCGTCTCTCCCTCCACCAAGAACTGGCTGGGGATCGCCCGTGAAACGGTCGTTGGCACCCCGGTCCTCCCGGTGGTCACCATCCCCCTCGACAAGGGCACGTACGAGCCTGAGGACCTGATCAAGTACCTTCCGGATGAGGCGATCCGCGGCTACATGGCCCTCATGTATGCCGAGATCCAGGGCGTCGAGGACGCGTCGTTCAACTACGGCGGCCCCGTCTTCGGCGACGTCTACGGGTACTTCCTCGACAACGCCTTCGGCGACCTTTCCACCAGTGGCCAGCCCGCGATCGGCGGCACCTCCAACACGTCGGCCGCCTCGTCCGCCGGCAACACGAACGTCACGGTGGGCACGACCGCCGGCTTCGCCGCCAACCAGAACGTGCAGATCGACAGCGGCACCCTCGCCGAGGTGGTCAAGCTGTCCGCCGCGGCCGGCAACTCGATCACGTTCACCGGCTACCCACTGCGGTTCAACCACGCGAACAACGCGACCGTCCAGACGGTCACCGGGTCCTACACCCACCGGTTCAACCTTCTCAACAGCGGCACCGGTCAGCCACCGACCCACACCGCCACGGACTACACGGCGCTGACGACGACCGTGGGGGCTCGCTCCTACCCGTCCCTCTGCGTCTCTCAGGTCGACTTCACCGGCAGCGCCGAGGCCCTGTTCATGGCGAAGGTCACCGGCAACTCGTGGATCAGCCAGCCGGCAGCGTCGACGCCGACGAACTCGACGAACTTCGTGGTCCCCATCCCCGCCTGGCGCACCAACCTCACCATCGGCTCGTCGGCCATCTACGACATCGGCCAGTGGGCGGTCGCGATCAAGCGCCAGCTGCAGGTCTACTGGACCAACCAGGGCTTCCAGAACCCGTACATCATCGCCCGCGGCACCCTGGACGCCACGGCGACCCTGAACTTCAGCGTCGCCTACGACGAGACCGCGCTCCTGCAGTTCCTGAACAACACTCAGCCGTCCGTGGTCATCAACGTCGACAACGGCCTCAGCGGGACGAACCACATCAACTACACGTTCGTGCTCGCTCAGGCCGCGTTCGTCAAGTCGAAGATCACGCGAAGCGGCGTCCTCGTCGGCTACGACGACGACGTGCAGACCGTCGCGAACACGAGCAACGTCGGCGGCTCGGGCGGCCTCGGTCCCATCACCGTCATCGTCACCAACAACTACGCACCGTACTAGGTCGGAGGAGCTATGCGCGTCGAGCTGCCCAGCGGCAACTGGGTTGAGATGAGGGACAACCTCAAGGGGCGTGATCGAACCGCGGTGCACGCCGCGCTTCGGATCACCGTCAAGGAGGGCCAGCAGGGGCAGGAGGTCGGCGCGGACCTGTCGGACCGCATGCACGACTCGCTGCTGGCCAACATCATCACCGCCTGGTCCCTCGAGGCTCCCATCCCGGCTGAGCAGGGCGGCGCCGACGCGGTCGCCGACCTCGACATCGACGACTACAACGAGCTTCACCTGAAGACCGCGGATCTGATGAAGAAGGTGAACTTCAAGGCCCCAAACTGAGGTCCGCCCGTCGGCAGCTCGTCGCGTTCTACCTGGCGCAGGGACAGCAGGACGTGCCCCTTCCCAGCGACCTACCGACGATCCTGCTGACGTGGCGGTGGTACGCGAAGGTCTACGGCTGGACACCCGAACAGGTTGAGAACCTACCGCTCGAGGCACTGGACTGGCTTCCCGTGATCGAGGAGGCGGCGCACGAGGCGAGTGAGTTCCTCAGCCGTCGAGCTACCCAGACAAGCATGGGACCCAGGAGGTGACCGACCGTGGCGACGAGCGGCGCGAAGGGTGCGATCGACGCGCTTGGCCTGATCATGACCGCGGGCGTCGCCGCCGCCGAGCCGGCCGCGGAGGCGATGGGTGAGGCCGTGGCGCGCGAGGCGAGAGCTCAGCTGAGCCGGTCCTCGCACGCACCGGGAACGCCGAGCCCCGCCCCGCCCGGTGAGCCGCCGTCGATGATCACCGGTCGGCTCGCGGGAAGCATCGAGGTGAAGGTCCTCGGGCCAGGCGCGGTTCAGGTCGGCGCGACGACCGCGTACTCGCGCATCCAGGAGCTGGGCGGCACCGCCGGCCCCGGTGGCGCGACCGAGGTGCCGTCGCGTCCCTACCTCATCCCCGCGTGGGAGCTCGCCGCCGTGGAGGCGTACCAGGTCGCGCTCGAGATCATCACGGAGGCGGTGAGCCTTGGCTGAGGAGCTCCCACCCGCGGTCCTCGACCTGATCGTCAACACGGCTCAGTGGGTGGAGAGCCTGCAGACGTCGATCGCGTCCCTCGAGGAGCTCGACGCCGCGATCACCGAGACCGTGGCCATGGCCGCGGACTTCTCGGAGGCGCTGACCGCCGGCGCCACCGAGGCCGCGGCCGCGATGG